TTCGTCATCATCGAAGCAGATCAGGCGAAGGAAGACCGTAAGTTTGTCAGCGCACGACACTTCCACGCAGCATCGAAAAGCAAGACCTACGCTGGCGTGATGGAGAAATGGGCGTCGATCGAAGGCGGACGGGTAATCAGGCAAGATCCCATCCTCGACATGCTGGCGAATCCATGCCCCTCGGCTGGAGTATCTGGCAACCTAATGAAGCGAGCGATCGTCGCGTACATGGAGCTCACCGGCATGGCTTACGTCGAGAAGCTCTACAATCCGGACAACCCTGATCAGGTAACTGGCCTGTGGCCTCTGATCAGCCCGCTCAAGATGCAGGTGGTCGCTGGTAAGACACGCCTGATCGACGGATATGTGTGGACCGGATCAACAGGAGCGGTCGTGTTCCCTCCCGAGTCGATGATTTACTTTAGAAGTTTCAATCCGGAAAGTCCATTCTACGGGTACTCTCCGACGCAGGTGCTAAGAGTAATCATTGCTTCTAACCTGAAGTCCATAAATTGGAACTATTCTTACTTCAAAAACAGTGCGCGGCCTGACGGAATCCTATCCTCCGAGCAGTATCTTAACGACATCGACGTTGAGATGATCCTGAACACTTGGTTGGATAGCCACCAGGATGAGGATTCGTGGCACCTTCCAGCAGTTATGGGCAAGGGAATGTCATGGAAGCCGACTGGTGGAACGCACAAAGATATGGATTGGGCTATTTTGCGCAGGCATCTGAACGAGACAATCTTTGGCGCTTACGGAGTTCCTCCTATAGTTGCCGGGGACTACAAAGATGCTAATAGAGCATCTTCAGACGTGATGTATAAATTATTCTACGAGGGCGCAATTCTTCCACGCTGCGACATCCTAGAAGACGTCTTTAACATGGCCTTGATGGACCCTGGCAGTGGCAGGCGTATTGTATTCGACCTTGGCGCTATCGAAGCGTTGAAAGGTGATGTCCTCGAGATGGCGAAGGTCGGAGCTCGTGTAGAGAAGCAAGGATGGTCAAAGAACGAGATGAGGGTGTTCCTATGGAACCTACCGCTCATACCCGAGGATGGCGGGAATGCTATCTGGTCGCCTAAGGGAGATGAAATAATTGGTCACGCTCCAATCCCGTCAGAGATCTCTACTGACAGGAAACTTGGGAGTGGATCGTAATGCAGATAGAAGAAAGAATGAGGTGTCTGAAACTCGGACAGAACGGGCCGTCTTACCTCGCTGAAGCCCGGACTTCCTGCAAATGCAATGAACTGGCAACGCCGGAAGAAGCGGGGATATTGCTCTAACAGCAGCATCTTGTCATTACGACATAGGATAGGTGAGTAGAACATGGCGACAGCACTAGACAGCGCAGATTATCAAATTTGGTGGCTTGCTTCAGATTGTGTAACAGTGATCGCTGGGATCACGGACGCAGGAGTATTGGAGACCTTAGCAGGCTTCACTATCGACGTTGACTTCGCGACTGGCAAAGCGATAACAGTCGACATCGATGTACCGTTGGCGAGTGACACATACGTCTACGGCATGGACATCGATTTGCAGCAGACGGCGGCATACGCAGGCGGATGGGCGACGAGCGGCGGAATGATCGCTCTTAGGTCAGACGTACATATCGACATGCAGATCACTGACGCATACGCAGGCTATTTCAATGTGTACGTTGATCCAGCAGCTACGTGTACGGTGAACGATGCAGTTGGTGTGCTTGCTAATGTGACGCTTGTTGGTCCGTTTACGCAGGGCGCATCGACGAGTTCGATTGCCGCTCTTAAGGGCATGATCAGCAACAGTTCGACAGGCAGCTACGACGGCCAAGTATTCAACGTGATGTTGAGCTATGGGTCGAACGTGAACTACGGCGACGACACGGCGTTGATCATGGGCTACACACACGCTGATGCGCGTTGTGACTACGGGTTCTATCTGAAGAACTACAGCCCGTACATGGTAGCAGGTATCTACATCACTGAGGTAGCCGGTGCGAGTCCTGCGATGACGTACGGTATTCACATCGACGCTGACTGTGGAACGGCAATTCAGATTGGTGCGACAGGCGCTCCTGCTGGCGACGTCATCTGGTACGGAACTACGGCTGGCCATCTTGTGTGGTTTGACGAAGACGGCGACACAAACGGTGCAGTGTATATCGGTGCAGATACCAAGGGCTTGATGTTCAACCTGTACGGTGACGTGACTGGTTGTGGAGTCTTCTGGGATCCAACGACCGACACTAACGGAACTCTCTCTGTTGGCGCCACTGGCGGCAGCAAGGGCGTCGACATGTGGTGGTACGGCGATACTGCAAGCGCAACGATGCAGTGGGATCAAGGAACTGACGATCTCCTGTTCGCAGGCGCGGCATCGATTAAGGTGACTGGAACTCCAGCTATTGGTATTGAGATCTCTGGCGCAACTACCACTCACGCGATCAGTGTTTCTGCTGCTCAGACTGGTTCTGTGATCCATATCGGAGACACGTGGGCAGAAGCTACGGCATTTGATACAGCGGCACTCAGCATCGGTGGAGACGCCACGATCGCTTTCGGAAGCACGACAGACAATCTTGTATTGGCGAGGTATGACATCTCTGCCCAAATTGGAGTGGCGGAGAAATACTTCATCGGTGAATACAAGACGTATGCCACTTCCGGAGCAGGTGCAGGGACCGTACTTCAGTATGGTATCTGGATGGGAGACTATTGCGGTCTAACGATTGCACACAATACAACCGATGCTTATGCCACAAGAGGTAGAACGTCCATCACAGGAACCATGGCAGGAAACCAATTCATCGGTGTCATGGGGCAAATTAACATCAGCGCAGCCGCAACATTGGAAGCAACAGGCGGTACGTATGGTGTTTATGGAAGCGTAACCTCAGATACGAGTGGTGCATGTAACAGGAATGTTGCGGCTGGCTACTTCACGCTGCGACCGAACACAATCGACTTGGTTGGAGTACAGGCTTGTGTCGTAGCAGACATGGGCGGATCTGGATATGCAGATTACGGCGTCTTGGCTAATGTCGGTAACAACAACGTCGCAGTGTCGGCTATCGCAGTTCAAACAACTGACTCGGCAGTCCTGCCTATCGGCATCAAGCTCTTTGCAACTTCTGGTTCGATCACGAAGCAGATTGAGTTCACGAGCGGTGCTGGTATCTACACTGGTACAGCAGATCCTAACGGTAGCCTTTCTGGTACTGACGGTGACCTGTATATCCGTACAGGAACTGCAACGGCGAACACAACGCTTTACGTGTGCCAGGGAACGACCAACTGGTCGGCTCTCGGGACAGGCTAGTGATTAACGGGAGGGGCTTAACGGCCCCTTCCACTACTTAATTGAAGAAGACGCGGAATAGTCCGCACAAAGAGAGCAGCAAAGGAGCACAGCATGACAATGAAAGTGACGTTGACAGAAGCACAGATGATCCAGGCAGCAGCGGCCAAGTTTACGGGGATTGACCTTCCGGTCAGAACCTCGTATGTGTTGGCACGAACGGTGCTTGAGATCACCACGGAATTGAAAGCATTCCAGGAACAGCGAACGAAACTGGCAGTGAAGTATTGCGAGCTTGACGAACAAGGGAATCCGAAAAACGAGCCTGTCGAAGGTATGCCAGGGTCGAACAAACTTGTCTTCAAGACGCCCAAGGATGAAGAGACATTCATCAAGGAAGTCTCTACGCTTGGTGAGGAACCGATTGAACTGAAGCTCCGCGAGCCGTTGAAGCTCGAGGCGTTCCAGAATCCGAACTCGGAAGACGAGACAGTTCTTCCATGGGATCTTCTGGCTGGCTTGATGCCGATCTTGGAAGAAATCGAGGAATAGATATGAAACGAATATGCCCGACCTGCGGAATGGTTCAAACCAATCTAAATTGCACGAAATGTAACGAGAAGACCGTTTCCAAAGGTCGGCGTATCGTTCGAAAGGGTAGCAGTGTTGGCCCGAAGGAGGGACGTAGCAATGGATAGGAAGGCACTGACAGTAACCGAGATTGCCGTGAAGGGGGAGAGCGGTCACGTTGTCCTTGATCGTGGCGAACTCAGAACACTGTTGAAAGAAGGGAACGTTGCAGCGATGTTCAAGTATGCGTTGCACGAACGTTCCTTGCCTGAATCGGTTGGAGAGCCGGAGAGGGTTTTCAATGTTGGAGCTCAAGGTGGAGTCCTTCTTGATACGCGCCCGAAAGCTGAGTCGGTGATCTCGTCTTCCTCTCCAGATCGTGATGGCGACATCATGCGACAAGGTGGTCTGAACATCACCGAGAACTATGCGAAGAACTCGACCGTGTTTGGTCTGCATTCGCATGACATCGCGGTTGGCTTCACCGAATTGATCAAGCAATACAAGGATTTCAGTTGGGCGCGGTGGCAGTGGACTGTCGAGAACGAATACACCGAAGGGGAGAAGTATTGGAAGATGTGGGAAGGCCACATCATGAATTGCACATCTGTTGGCTTCATGATCGACGATTGGGAGCCGATCGACAGTGACAACTTCTGGGGCGGATGGGACATCAAGGAATGGGAACTGCTTGAACACAGCCCTGTGTCCTTGCCATCGAACCGAGAGGCGATGCGTACGGACGGACTGAAAGCAATGTTCCGTGAGTACGCTGAGAAGATCCACGAAGGCCCATCCCCCGTATTGAAGCGAATGTTTGAAGAGTTCGAACACAAAGGGGCGCCCCTGACGGTGCCTGTGAACATCACGCTGAAGAACGAGGCGGATCTGCGTACTGCGATCCGGAATGGCGTTTCTGATGCAATAAAGGAAGGCGGAGCAGCAGCGGTGGAGATGACATGTACCACGAAGGCCGACAGTACGTGTGATAAAGCACATGAACTGAAGACCTTTGAGGACGTTCGATTGGCAGCGGCGGCGGGGGTTCTTCCTGTTGACAAAGCCTTTGAAATGATTGGAGAGCTAGTCGACGGATACAAGGCTGCTGTCGCAGGGAAAGATGCTGCGCTGGCAACGGCAGAAGGAAGAATCCAAGGTCTACAGAATGAGCTCACTGAGCTTAGTGCTGGGGTCGTGGACAAATTGGGATAACGAGGTGAGCAATATGGCGCGAGATTTTAGCCAAATGTCCCCAGAAGAACAGGACATGATCCTACAGGGAGCAAAGATTCTGTTAGCCGGGGAAACAAAGGACGCCGCCGAGCCGGAGATTCCTGCAGATGTGCAGGCGTTTTTGGATGAAAAGGGATTGACGATCGAGATGAAGCAACCGTCGATCCCTGGGGCAGTAGACACGGCAACAGCCGTTCGTGCTCCTGCAGAGACTGAGTTGAATGGCATTGGACCACAAATGGCGAAGACGCCTGCTGGTCCTGCGATCATTCACGAATCGACGAAGCGTAAGATTGGCGACTTCATGATTGTTAATGCAGTCGGCATCTTGTCGCAGGGTAAAGACTACGAGCACTTCCTTGACTCCGGACTGGAGATGGACGTCTTGAAGTCGCAGAAGTCCTTCGAGAGAGAGCCGAGCCCCGAGATCAAGAAGGAAATCGAGGAACGAATGCAGCAATTGAAAGACCTGAACTTGGGGTCTGAAGTTGCAGGCGGGTTCTTCATTCCTGAAGAAGTCAACACCGCGATGATTCAGAATCTCCGTGGTCAAGAGATTTGGATGAATATGGGCGTCAACTATCTGCCCAATTCTCCGAAGTATCAGTCTTGGCCGAAGGAAGGCGACGACCCGAACATCACGTGGACTGGCGACACTCCGACGAGCGACATCGGAACCACTGACATGGAGTACAGCGAAATTACGTTGACCCTCCATCAGATGGCTTGTCTCGTCCAGATTCGATTGAACCTGCTCAAGTACGCTCGAATGAACGTAGAGACTATGGTCCGACGTCAGATTGTTGACTCAATGGCCGTCGAACAGACGAAGGTCGGATTGCGTGGAACTGGCGGAAAGCAGCCTCTAGGCTTGTTCAATCTTCCAGCGATGGTTCCGTACACGACCGATCTTTCATCTGCGATCCCGACATTCAACAACCTTCTCGACCTGCAGAGCGCAATTAGAGCTCGTGACGGTATCGTAGATGCCACTCGCAGTGCGTGGGTTATGTCCGAGACATACCTGAACCTCTTCAAGAAGTCCAAGACGGGAATCGCGCAGTACGACTACATCACCGATCTCACTGACATGCCACCGAACAGAATCCTTGGCTTGCCGGTGTATACATCGTCTCAGATCCGAACAGATTTGGGAACTGGTGCTGACTCGCGACTGATGCTCGTTGGCGACAAGAACCAGATCATGTTGGCAGACGGCGGACAAACCGAGATCACGATTCTCAAGGAACTCTTCGCACGCCAGTTCCAGATTGGTATTCTGGCATCCAGAGAAATCGACTTTGGCGTCCAGCAAGAGAAGCAACTACAGTTCCTCACGGGCATTAAGGCTTCGTAGGAAAAGGATAGGTGAGACAAAATGAGTGTGGACTTTACACGCGATTTCAACAGTAAGTTTTACATTGCGCCAATCTTGGCAACTGCCGTCCGGAACGGAGCTGCATCAGAATCCGCAACGACTGCGAAACTGGTGTGGGGATGCCGTGGCGGTGCCTTCTTGGTTGAAGTGGGGAACATTGAAGCAAGTGGGATCATCTACTTGACGTTCCAGAAGTCTCCAGACAACTCGACTTGGACGGACCTTGTTCCGGTTGGCTATTCGTCTGCTGACATTCAGATTACCGACGCTGCTGGTCTTGGAGAAGACAACATTATTGCTTTCTCAACAGATGAGTTGAACGAAGGTGGATATGTCAGGGTTCAGCACTACAACACCAACGGCGATACGCTGACTGGTTACGGTGTGAACTTCATCGGCTTCCGTGGTGTCG